GTAAAGACAAGTATTTGGATTTTGATAATAAGAGATTAACTGGTGAAGGAAGGAAGGTCATTGATAGGTTTAAAGATAACGCCATTCAAGAAATATTTTGTGAGGATGATTTTGTATGCAGAGAGACGTTTAAAGATGAATTACGCCCGTTACATAAAATTCATAAACCCCGATTGTTTCGAGTTATGCCCTTTCCTCATATATGGTGGTCAAAGAAATTGCTAGGCGAGTTAATACCTTGGTTTAAAAAGCATTTACACAGGTTTGGAGTATGTGTAGGATTTAATCCGTATAAAGATTTTGATGAAATGGTAAACAATTTGCGAGATATGGAAATTTTTGGTGATGAAGATTATGGTGAATGGGATGGATCGTTACTAGCGTTGATTATGCTAGAAATTAGAACGGCGTTAATGGAAAGATTTCAGGGAAGTAATTCCAAAGTTTTAAATTATGTTATAGTTACTATGGCGCGCTGCTGGACATTGATAGCCGATGAATTGTACGCAGCGACTCATTCCATGCCTTCTGGATCGTGGTTAACTTATTTAATGAATTGTTTAGTAAATAAGGCATTGGTCGCATTAACATTGTATAGGAATAATGCCAATGCTACTGTAGATGATTTTTTGCATAAAGTTAAAGCTTATGTAGGAGGAGATGACAAAATATTTGGTAGTAAGATCGATTCCAATTACAATTTGTTAACAGTTAAGAAGGTAGTTGAAAGTCTCGGAATGACCGTTACTAATGGTGATAAATCACCCATAGTAGATGCGTCTCGCAAGTTAATGGATCTTAATTTTTTAAAACGTAACATAGTGTATCATCCAGTATTGAAACGGTACGTTGGAGCTTTATCTATTAATACTTTGTTTAATACTATACAATGGTATAGTGTAGATAAGGTGGGAGATAGTTTGACTTATGATGATTTAATGAGAGATAAGTGTAATGCGGTACTAATTGAAGCGTATTTACATAGCGTTGGATGTTTTGAGTTATTTGTGTCTTTTTTCCGGAAGAATGGTATTAATGGGTTGTTCACAGAAGAGAAAGTAACATCCATATTGAATAGTGATGATGGATATGAGTCCGTTATGGATATGTTGAAGAAAAATTTTTACAATTAAATAACTGGGTCCTCAATATGACTTAAAACTGTTGATTGTATATTTTGCAAATATACTCTTATAAAGCAGGATGGTAACCCACAACCCCGTTTGCGTGTATATAGTTATGAAAGAAATTGACACCTATAAATTTTGCTATGCTGCAAACGGTTTATTTATTTAGGTATACAAGCTTTTGCACCAGCTTGTTGAAAGTGAATTGTGCAACTAAAAACTTTGAGAATAATGATAAACAATTTATAAATAATGTACAATCTAATTTGGACATGATTGAGGATGGGGAATCGACACACGTTGAAAATAAAATTGCGTCTATTTCCACTCGAACAACACACATTGTCCATTCACCTAATAACCAACTTATAATTAAGGACGAAATACCTCCAGATTATAAATTGGATATGAAGCCATTTATTAAGCGACCCTTTTGGTTGGGGTCTGCTAATTGGTCAGACACAGCAGCTCAATATTCGTTACTGACTCTACCGGTAGAAAATTTGCCGGCTGATGTCATATTGTCTAACAAATCTTTAAAACAAGCAGTTAAGGTTGGTTCTTTAATGAAGCCATCGTTGAAGATACATGTCTCGTTGAATGGTACACTAACTCATGCAGGGTGTTTATTGGTAGCTATTTTGCCTCCCGGTGTGGATTTAAGACCTGCTAAATTGAATATGGGTACTAATTTTGTTAATTTGGTTAATACCATGCTATCAGGTCCCCACATAAGATTATTTGCAAATGAAGCGACGTCAGCTATTTTAGATGTTCCGTGGTATTGTAATACCGATATGTGCGAGTCATATGTGGAAAATTTTGATACAGCATCAGATGTTGATAAGGCCAATACACCTATAGCCTTAACTTATGATGCTACAGCGAAAAGTAGAGGATTAGGTTGTTACGCTAAAATAGCCGCATTAGTGTTGAATCCGTTGAGACCTGGTACGGCTTCTGTTCCCTTAACTTTAGTACTTGAAGCTATATTTGATGAATTCGAATTAGCTGTTCCAACTCCACGTTTTTTAGATGATGATGATTGGGAGCCACAATCTGGAGTTATGAGTCAAATTACAACAGGCTTGCTAGATTTAGCTCAATTCGGAGGTAAAATGTTTTATCCCTATTACGGAGATGCAATTGACACCGCTCGTGGATTGATTAAGAGATTTACAGGCTTGCACAATCCTAATGTTCCCGTAATTTCTAATAGAGTAATAACCACAGGAGCTAATTTTAACAACGCTGTAGACATACCCCAGTATTTTGAGCGATTAGATCCTATTCATAACTTTAACCGAATATACAAGGAACCGGCGTTTGGAAGTGAGATGGATGAAATGTCTATTAAGTATATATGTAGCAAGAAACAGTATTTAGGTACTTTTAGTGTAACGACTTCGACTGTGCCCGGAACGTTGTTGTTTTCCAGACCAATTTCTCCCAATCAAGGAGGAGGGTTGGGACCACAGCCATATTACGTATCAGGCGACTATACTAAACAGACTAGAATTCATGCTAACAATTTAGAATTAATGCACGCTTTACATCGTTACTGGAGGGGAGGATTGGACGTTGAGATTGAAGCCGTGATGAATAACAAATCACATTGCAAACTTAAAATAATAAAGTATTACAACCCTTCCCAAAGATTGGCTGAAGAAGCTCCCACTATGCAGTCGTTGTCTAACGCACCATCTCAATTAATTGAATTTTCAGCAGGAGCCCAAAAGTATTGTGTAGATTTGCCTTACTTGCATCGAAACGAGTTGATGCCATGTTGTGAGGATTACATTTCTGAAGGGCTGTTACATGGCGTTTATTTGGTATATTTAGCTCAACCATTAATAATTGGTGATGGTAGTCCTACAGAAGTGTCATTTAATGTATATATGTCAGGATCTCCGGATGAAGAGCAGGGATTGCAGTTTTATGGATATGTAAATAAGAATGTCAGCCTAGATAGTGTAACACCAACTTCTGAGTCCATGTGGGTTGCTCAAAGTTCGCAAAGTTGTATGCCAACTGTAAAACCAATGAATGAACCACAGGATCCCGAACAAACAGTTGTAGATATTTTTCCTCAAGGAGTGATAGAAAACCCTAATCACTTTAATAGACTAACACCTAACTATGACATTAGACCTTTGATTAGGAGGATGTATAATGTTTATAGTTTGGAAGGCGTAAATTTAAATAATGTTCCCGTGTTTGTTAGGGAGATAGTATTGTCAGATATAATATCAGAGACTTATTGGGGAAAAGGCATATATAAAGCGAGTGTAAATCCTAGTAAAAATATAGGATTAATTTCGAGTATGTATTACGGTAAAACTGGTATGGGTTTCAAGGTAAGATTAGATTTCTTGTTTAGAACTGATACTGAATTTGT